ATGAAGAATAAATATCTATCATCTGTTGATACCAGACAAACAACACCTTTTTCTTCCAGTGAAGAGGCGTGGTTTTGGTACTGTTTATGTGAAAATTTAAAACACGAAAGAAGCCATGGGGGAGAATCCAAAATTGCACGCCCGTGCGAATCGGCCGACATCGCCATTGCCGTAAAAAGATTGATGAAAAACGGCACATTAAAATCAGAACATTTAAAAGTATTAGCCAAATATGGTTACGCCCAAATTCCCCCACACGAACATTTTGGGGACACACCGAAAATTTGCCGTCTGTGGCAAGAAGGTTTAAAGTTTTTGGAAAATCTTTTAAAACAAAAAGGAATCGTTTATGCCACATAAAATAAGGAGTTTCACATGATAAAGACACCTCAAATAAACGCTTATCGTTTTCCTTTTGCCTATGTGGCCTTTGGTGGAAATCCAACACATTGGTGGACACGTTTTTTAAAAAAGGGATTTTATCATTGTGTCCTTTTAATCGGAAACGGCTTTGAATGGATTTTAATTGATCCCGTTATGCATTATACGGATTTAATTTTAATGCACCAACGCTATGCACCTGAGATTTTAAAGCACAAAGGTTACCGTTTAATTCGCACAACGCTTACCTTGCCACAAACGGTTTCTTTTCATTTAAGACCCATGACATGCGTTGAAACGGTCAAGCGTTTTTTAGGGATCAGCAATCCCAAAATTTGGACACCATATCAACTGTTTTTATATCTTAAATCACAAAAAAGGAAAATTTTCCTTGACAAATGAAAAATTTTATGCTATAATGCGAATCAATTAAAAGATAGAAGTGTATCCAAAAGAACTTTTCACATTGTGAAAGGTTCTTTTTTCTATTTTTAGTTGCAATCAACCAAAAGGAGAAAAAATGTCCGATATCAAAAAATTGTATCAAATGTATCAACAAAGCGTTCAACAACGATCTGATTGGGAATCTGTTTGGCAGGAATGTTATGCCTATGCCCTGCCAAGTCGACAAACAACATTTTCACCCAATGCCGGCAAAATTTCCGATTTATATGATGCCACCGCTTTGGATGCCACAGACCAATTGGCCGCTTTAATCTTATCCGAATTGACACCGCCTTGGATTCAATGGTTTCAATTAAATGCCGGGGAAGAATTATCCTCAGGTGAAAAAATCCAAATCGCACCGACCTTAAATAAAATTTCAAATACCTTGCAATCTCATTTGGACAGATCCAACTTTGCGACCGAAATCCATCAATGTTATTTGGATTTAATCACGGTCGGAACAGCCTGTTTATTATTTGAACAAAACGATATCGGTTCGTCATCGGCTTTTAAATTCACCGCCATACCGTTAAACGAAATATGTTTGGCCGAAGGCAAAAACGGCAGATTAGATAAAGTTTTCAGAAGTTTTTCCTTAGACGAAGAAAGTTTCGTTTCCAAATTCGGCATTCATAAACTGCCCAAACGTGATAAAAATGACAAAACACCTTTGCGCATTATAGAAGCTTTAATTCCCTGTGCCAAAGGCGGATATACACTCACTTGCTTTTTAGATCCCAATTGCCAGTCTTTCTCAGGCGATAATCAGGAGTCACCTTTCCTCCTGAGCGAAACACATTACACCACTTCGCCGTTTATCGCTTTCCGCTGGCTGAAAGCACCGGGGGAAATTTACGGGCGTTCCCCTGTCATGAAAGCTTTACCCGATATTAAAACAGCCAACAAAGTCGTGGAATTGATTTTGAAAAACGCCACGATTGCCGTGACAGGTATCTGGTTAGCCGAAGATGATGGTGTGCTCAACCCCGCCACCATCAATCTGACCCCCGGTGCGATTATTCCAAAAGCCGTCGGCTCCAAAGGTTTAACGCCTTTGGAAGCCCCCGGCAAGTTTGATGTTTCGCAATTGGTCATCAAGGATTTGCGTGAACGTATTCGTCATGCATTATTGGGCGATAAATTAGGAACGGTTTGTGATGAAATGAAAATGACCGCCACCGAAGTTTTGGAACGAAGCGAAGAAATGATTCGCATTTTGGGTGCCACCTATGGTCGTTTACAATCGGAACTTTTAACACCATTGATTGAAAGGGCTATTTGTATTTTACGCAAACGTGGCGAAATTCCCGAAATCTTTTTGGACGGCCATTTATTAAACGTCAGCTATAAATCACCACGGGCCGAAAATCAGGCCAAAAAAGAAGCGCAAAATGCTTTTGCTTGGCTATCGGCTGTATCAGGTTTAGGAAATGAAGTTTTAAGCAAAATGAACACTGATGAAATTTTAAAATGGCTGACCGAAAAAATGGGATTGCCCGCCAATTTTGTTCAATTACAACCAACCGAAGGCACACCATGATTCGCTTTGCCCGTGCTTTTACCAGATTGGCCTCAACAACGGACGGCAAAACCGCCTTGGATTATTTGCGTCAAAAAATATCAAACCGCATTTTGCCCCCTCAGGCATCCAATCAGGAACTGTGGTATTTGGAAGGTCAACGTGCCTTGATTGCCACAATGGAACGTTTAATTCAAAAAGGAAAACAACCTTAAACAAAGGAAATTATATGAACCAACAAGAAAACAAAATCACCAAAACAAATGATACCCCCGCTATTCCCGAAAAATTTTTAACCAAAGAGGGAGTGTTAAATTCAGATGAATTATTAAAATCATATTTAGCTTTGGAAAAAAAGATGAGTGCCCCCAAACAAACACCAAACGGCACTTTGCCCAACAAAGCCGATGATTATAAAATCACCCCAAAAGACCCATTGTTGGTATCTGATTCAATCATCAACAAACGATTGTTTGAATTAGGATTGACCAACGAACAAGTGCAAGGTGTTTATGATATAGCGGCCGATTTTATTTTACCCCAATTGGAAAACTTTGCCCGTCAGGTTGGGTGCGACAAAGAATTAAAAGCTTTGGAAGATGAATTTGGCGGTGCTGATTGTTTTAACAATGTCGCCCGTGAATTGTCCGCATGGGGCGAAAAAAATTTAGATCAAAAAACTTTTGAAATTTTATCATCCACAAAAGACGGTGTTTTAACACTTTACCGCATGATGCAATCACAACAAGAATCACCCGTCATCAAAGGCAAAAGCCGTTTAAACCCGATGGATGACGAAAAAACTTTGCGCCGATTGATGCAAGATCCCAAATATTGGAAAGATCAGGATCCCGAATTGGTCGGCCGAATTGAAAAAGGATTTAAACGTTTATACGGTTAAATCTTTTTTTTGACGGATAAGCCCAGCGCCCCGTTTTTTTCACAGCCCTGAATAAAGGCGAAGATTTTCTTCACAACCTTTGATAAGGATTTTTTAAACTTATAATATGGAGAAAATAATGACAACTTCAAACACAATTGACGCTTCATTTGTTAAACACTTTGAAGCCGATGTCCACACTGCCTATCAACAACAAGGTTCTAAATTACGCAACACCGTCCGTTTTAAAGGCGGTATTACCGGTTCCAGCACAACCTTTCAGGTTATCGGCACACAAACAGCCAACCAAAAATCATCCCGCAACGCCCAATTGACACCGGCCGCCATCACGCACGCACCGGTGGAATGCACTTTGTCCGATTGGTATGCCGGTCAATGGATTGATAAATTGGATGAATTAAAGGTCGGCCATGACGAACGCAAAGTTTTGGCCACAGCCGGTGCCTATGCTTTGGGACGCAAAACAGACGAATTGATTATTTCCGTATTGGAAAATGCCACCCAAACAATCGGGGACGGTTCAACCGCTTTGACAAAAGAAAACATTTTGCAGGCCTTTCAAAAACTCAACGCCGCCAATGTCCCCGATGATGGCGAACGTTATGCCTTGGTGGGACCGGCACAATGGAATCAATTGTTGAGCTTGGATGAATTTTCAAACGCCAACTATGTGGGGGATGCGCATCCTTTATTGACAGGTTCCGAAACACGCAAATGGATGGGAATCAATTGGATTATGCACACCGGATTGCCCACAGAAGGTGCCGGTGATTCAGCCGCCACAACCTGTTTTATTTATCATAAATCCGCTGTTGGTTTGGCCGCCGGTCAGGATATCACAACCGATATCACATGGCATGGCGATTATGCCGCCCATTATGTCAATAATATGATGAGCCAAGGCGCCACTTTGATTGATGATAACGGTGTTGTCAAAATTGTTTGTCAGGATAAATTCAGCGCCTGATTTTTTTAAACACTTTCCCCCCTTTGTTTTTTTTTTCAAAGGGGGATTTTTCATACAAAAGGAACAATATGTCATACACAAACATTGATTTATGCTCACGGGCTTTGGTTGAATTGGGTGCCAACAGTATCTCTTCTTTTGATGAAGCGTCCGCAGAAGCCAAAGTAGCCGCCCAACTTTATCAACCGACTTTGGAAAATTTGTTGGCATCTTATCCATGGCGTTTTGCATTAAAACAAAAATCATTGGGCCAATTACAAACAAAACCCATCAGCGATTATCAATACGCCTTTCAATTACCCAATAATTGTTTGCGTATCTTATCGGCCGGCCAAAATGTCAAAAGTTCAGGATTACAGTATAAAATTGTCGGGTCTTGTTTATATACCAACGCACCGTCAGTTGTTTTAAGCTATATTGAAAAACCGGATGAAAGCAGTTTTCCGGCTTTTTTTGTGAAAGCCTTTATTTCTGCATTAGCCGGCGAATTCTGTCTGCCATTGACCGAAAGCACCACACGCACGGATTATATGCGCAAAATTGCCGATACGGAATTAAAACAGGCCCGATTGGTGGATTCACAACAATCCGTCAATCCTTGTTTTCAGGATTTTTCTTTAATTGAGGTGCGCACATGACAAATATGTTCACTGCCAAAACGAATTTTACGGCCGGTGAATTATCCCCTGATTTGTTGGGGCGGGTGGATTTAACCAGCTATCACAACGGCGCACAAGTTCTGGAAAATGTTTTTATTGAACCCACCGGTGGCGTTCATCGCAGACCTGGGTTAAAATTTATTTATGAATTACAAACGAAGGGAAGATTAATCGGCTATGAACAAGATAGTGGGCATACTTATTTATTGGTTATACAAAATTACCAAACGAAGATTTTTCAAAACGATATCTTGATTGAAACATTATCAAGCCCGTGGTCAGACGAACAAATCAATCAAATTCGGTGGTGTTGTCTGTCGGACGGTATTATTGTGGTGCATCCGGATATTGCCCCGCAACATATCAGGTTGGAAAATGAAAAATGGAATATTCAAGCGTTTGAATTTTTAACCACCAACGGATACCAACAAATCCCCTATCACCGATTCAATAATAAAAATACATCTTTATCGGCCAGCGGTTGCACCGGAAATGTTTCTTTAACATCCAGCGCACCTTTATTTGAAACAAAACACATTGACCAAGTTTTTAAATTAGCCTCAGGTTATGTTAAAATCACACAAATTTCAGATGCTCAACATGCCAATGCAACTGTTTTAAAAAAGCTGATTGATGACAAAGATGCCACCAACGAAACAAAATTAGAACCAACACGTTATTGGGGCGAAGTGGCATGGAATGATGAACACGGTTGGCCCATCAATGTTACCACTTATCAATCCAGATTGGTTTTCGGCGGTTCCAAAAGCCTGCCCAACACTTTGTGGTTCAGCCAAAGTAATGATTTAGGAAACTTTGAAGAAGGTGATGCCTTGGATAATCAAGCCATTTGTTTTTCGTTGATGTCCGATCAGGGCAATAAAATAGTCGCCTTGTTTTCGGGTCGGCATTTACAGGTTTTTACCACCGGTAGTGAATGGATGGTATCGGGCAATCCTTTAACACCTGAATCCATTCAGGTGCATCGTCAAACGCAGGTTGGTTCGCCCGATGAAAGTTATGTACCGCCCGTTGGTATTGACGGCGCCACCATTTTTGCCAGTGCCAACGGAAAAGAAATTCGTGAGTTTTTGTTTTCGGATTTGGAAGGCATCTATCAGGCCACCGATTTATCTTTGTTGGCCCACCACCTTATCAACCATCCGATTGATATGGCCTATGATAAATATCAACGTCAGGCCTATATCATCATGCAGGACGGTTCTATGAGTGCTTTGACCAGCTTTCGTGGAGAAAACATTCAAAGTTGGACACGCCATAAAACACAAGGGAAATTTTTAAATGTGGCCGTATTGGGTAAAAACACCTATTTCATCATTCAACGAAAAGACAAAACTTATTTGGAAAAAATGGATGATGAAATGTATATGGATTTTGCCCAAATTCAAACCAGCGAAAATGCCAAAACAAATTGGGACGGCTGGGATTATCTGAACGGATGGAACGTTCAATTGTTGGCCGATGGTCGTGTTCAGGAAAATCAAGATATTTCAAACGGAACAATTCAATTGAACATCAACGCACAAAATTTACAATCCGGTTTAGCCTTTACGCATAAGGTTGCCCCATTGCCCCCCGGCGCCCCAGCCAATAACGGTTCGGCACCTGTGGTCAATTGTCGCTTTGTGCGGGGTGTGTTTCGCCTGATAAACACCAAAAGCTTTGAAATAGATACAGGCTGTGGCGTACATCAGGAAATAAATGAAAATCTGACCAATTATGTTTTGGACAGCGCCCCCACCACAAAAACAACAGACATTGTTGTGCGGGGGTTGGGTTGGAAAAGAAAACCAACTGAACCATTATGGATGATTCAAGGCAATAAACCCTTACCATTTCAATTGGTTTCAGTTACCTGCGATATTAAAATAGGAGGATAATATGGAAGCAGCAGTCATTGCAACGGCCGTTTCAATTTTGGGATCGGCCTATTACACAAAAGCCAACGCAGATCGGCAAAAAAAAGCCATTAAACGATCCAATGCCTATATGGCAGAATCAGCCGCCTTACAGGATCAACAGGCAAAATTAGCCTTGGCCGAACGTCAAAGAAAAAACAAAAACCTGTTGGCACAACAACAGGCCCGTTATAAGGCCAAACTGGGGTCCATCGGATTGGACGGTAAATCAGGCACGGGTCAGACCTATTTAAACGCCATGCAAAAAGAATATGATATGGAAGATAAATACTTGGTCAATCAGGCCAAAATTTCATCAGATGCCCTGTTAAACAGCTTGAATCATTCAACCGGTACAAATTTATTAAAATTAAACAGTATCAATCAGGCCAGTCAAAATAATATGTATGGCACCTTGGGTAATTTGGTTTCCGGTATCAGCCGAACAATGATCAAGTAGGTTATGATGAAAGGGGAACTGGAAAATCTGAAACCTTTTTTGGAAAAAGCCGTTCAAGCATATCAAGCTTTTGCCCAATCCGATTGCCCCATGCAGGCCAAAGATTTTAACGCCTATCACAGCGCATGTAAATCAGCATTGTTGCATATCGCTTTGCTGGTGAAAATTTTGGATTTACCCAAAGATAAAAACGAAACACAACAAAATGATTTATTGGATTTAATTCATCAGGCCAAAAAGGATTTAAAAGATGAAAACGACTTTTCTGGAATTTGTATGGATTTGGGATAAGATGCAAAATCTGATGGTGCCGAATCACCACAAAATAATGGGGCGTTTTTTGTCTGAACTTTATTTTTCAAAAGGGCGCAGACAGGCTGTCTTGATGGCCTTTCGCAATTCAGGAAAATCAACCATTGTCGGATTGTTTTGCGCTTGGCTTTTAACACAAAATCCAAATTTAAGATTATTGGTTTTATCGGCCGATCATGCTTTGGCACAAAAGATGGTCCGGCATATCAAACATATTTTGGAACAACATCCTTTATGCGATGGTTTAAAACCAAACCATGCCGAAGAATGGGCCGGTGATAAATTGACCGTTCAACGCCCTGTCAAAGGGCGTGATCCATCTGTGTTG